CTGCAATTGATTCTGCTCGCGTAAGCGAAGTAGCAGCTTCTGAGAATGAAGCACCAAAAGAAGATTCTGATTTAGCAACCGCTGATTCAGAGAAACCAAACGAAGGAGACCAAGTGTCTGACACTACCGCTCCTGCTCCTGCCGTTGAAGAAGCGGTTGAAGCAGCTAAAGCAAATATGGTTGAAGCATCTCGCCCAGCCTTTTACACAGCACCTCGCCTTGAATTCACAAAGGCAAAATATCTTGAAGCATCTATTCGCTCAAAAGTTTTTGGTGATGATGCTTCCCGTCAGTATGTTTTAGCAGCTGACGACACTACAAGTAACAACTCTGGATTAGTTCCAACTCGTCAATTGACAGAGATTGTAAATCCTCTATCAAATGCTGATAGACCATTAATTTCTGCTATCTCATCTGGAGTATTGCCTGATGCTGGAATGACTTTTGAAATTCCAAAAATTACAGCAGTTCCAACTGTTGCAGTAGAAGCAGAAGCAGCAGAAATTGACGAAACGGGAATGACCAACAGCTACATTTCAGTAGATGTTAAGAAATTTGCTGGGGGACAAACTTTCAGCGTAGAACTTTTAGATCGTTCTTCACCTGCTTTCTTTGATGAGCTTGTCCGTCAGATGGAATTTGCATATGCAAAGGCAACTGATTCCTATGTTGGAACTACTATTCAGGGAGCGGGAACTCTAAACGCTAGTGCTCAAGCAAATACCGCATCTGGCTTAGTTGCTTATGTTTCAAGCGCTGCTGCTGCAGTTTATTCTGCATCACTAGGATTTGCTCGCAACTTAGTAGTTACACCAGAGCAATGGGGCAATATTATGGGTTATGCTGAATCTTCAGGCCGCCCAATTTACACAGCTTCACAGCCTCAAAATGCTGGTGGAGCAGTAAGCCCACAATCACTTCGCGGCAATGTTTTAGGTCTTGACCTATATGTTGCAAGAACCTTTACTGGTTCCGGTGGAGATGGAACTGCTGACTACTCAATGGTAGTTATAAATCCAGAGTCCTACACTTGGTATGAATCAAGCCGCTTCCGTTTAGAGACAAATGTTGTTTCAAATGGCAAACTTAATGGCCAAATTAAGGTCGCTTACTATGGCTATGGCGCATTAGCAACAAAGGTTGCTGCTGGCGCTAACTGGTTCAACAAGAGCTGATAAATCCCTAATAGTGACGGCCAGTCCGCTCCCGAGCTGGCCGCTCACCTAACTGCTTGAAAGGATGACGAAATGCCAACAATAGTTACGGCCACAGAGCTTAGGACGATTCTTGGCGTTTCGTCATCACTATATAACGATGCGTATCTAAACGATATTGTGGATGCTTCAGAGAATCTAGTTCTACCAATGCTGGTCACTTTCCAAAGCAAAATAAACAAAGTAAAGCTTGAGGATAATATCGCTTACTTTGAGACCGCAACAATTCACGAATTTACTCAGGGCCAATCCGTAATTATTACTGGTTGCGGATCACCATTCAATGGCACTCACACAGTAACCGATGACGAGATTTCAGATTATGTATTCACAGTCGCAATCACCAATGCAGATATATTGGAGAAAAATATCATCCCAGCAGGAAACGCTGCGCTCTCTGGACTATCAACCTATGTCGGAAATGCCAATGCTGAAGCTGCAATTCTGGCTATCTCAGTCGAAATCTTCCAAGCCAGAACAGCCGCTGGTGGATCAATAGAAGGCATAGATTTTGCCGTTACCCCTTATCGCCTATCTAAGAATTTACTTGCCAAAGTAACTGGCTTACTTGGCCCTTATCTTGATGTAGAGACGATGGTTGGTTAATGCCATCAACAATTGCCACAGATGTTAGAGGCGCTATAAAAACTGCGCTTGCTGGCGTAGCTGCCAACATTTACGACTCAGTTCCTGAAGCGCCTATCGTTCCAGCAATCGTAGTTGTTCCAGATGCGCCTTATATGGAGCTTGAAGTCTTGGGTAAAACAACAACTCGAGTCAAATTAAATTACACCATAACTGCTTGCGTTGCGTATTTCAGCAACGCCGCATCACTAGACAATTTAGAGCAATTAATTATTAGTATTCTTGGAGCGCTAAACGCTTCCAAGTATGAGTTATCGACAGTCGATAGGCCGTCAGTAACAACAGTAGGAACAACCAATTTATTGGTTGCCGACATACGCTTGAGCGTCCGCTACGAGCAAACCGCATAGGAGACCTAAATGCCAACAACAGTAATAACTGGGCGCGATGTTAGTTTTACCATTGGTGGTAACAACTTCGATGCTCAAACTACTTCTGCAGTTTTAAGCTGCGAAACAATTATAGAGACTTATCAAACCCTTGATGGTCGCGCTTATAAGTCCGTAGATAAGCAATGGACTTTTACACTTGAACTTTTGCAGGATTGGGGAGCGACTGGCTCTCTATTTGAAATTATGTGGGGCGTAGCAGAATCAGCGCCTAATACTGGAATCTCAACAGTATTTACAGCCGCATCTGGCGCAACTTTTACATTCCAAGTTCTGCCAATATTTCCAACAGCAGGAGGCGCAGCACCAGGAGCGCTAACTGACACTTGGACAATGACAGTAATTGGACAACCAGCAGAGAACTTCAGCTAAGAAATCGGAGCATCGGGAGCTATGAAACTATCAATCACAATTGAATATAACTCTGGCGAATCAGCAACTTACATCGCTCAACCGCCAGAGTGGGCTAAGTGGGAAAAGGCAACTGGACACACTATTACCAAGGCTCAAGAAAATATAGGAATCTGGGACTTAATGTTCTTGGCCTATAACGCTCACAAACGCGAAAGCGCTGGTAAGCCAATAAAGAGCTTTGAGATATGGATGGAAACAGTTGCCGACATTAAGACAGGCAACGATGACCCAAAAGCCATCAGCCCGACAGCGTAAGGCGGCTATTAGTAATAGTTGCTCTTAAGACTGGTATCCCAGTGCAGTATTGGGATGATTGGGACGATGTAGCAACGGCAGTCGAGCTGATAAAGGAAAGGGATAGCAATGGCTGAAGAAGTGTCAGCATTTGACAGGACAGAGCTTCGCCAAGTCTATAAAGCCTTTTCTGTTCTAGGTGACGAAGCCAAAGCCGAGGCTCGCCAAAGCTCTAATGCTCTTGCGACCTATCTTCAGACTGCAATCGCGACAAAAGCCAGAACTAGAACGCAAGGCCAGCAAGCCATTAATCGAATCGTTAGCGGATCTAAAGTATCTAAGACCAGCACTACTGGCGAAATTAAATATGGCTTTGCTAGTCAAAGATTTAGCGGTGGGGCTAATACTCAAATGCTATGGGCTGGCTTTGAATTTGGTTCTAATAAATTTAAGCAGTTTCCTGCATACTCTGGCAGACAAGGCCGCGGCTCTCGCGGATGGTTTATTTATCCAACTTTACGCCAAGAGCAACGCAATATTGTGGCACAATGGACGGCAGCATTTAATAAAATATTAGATAAGTGGGGCATAAGTGGCATCTGATTCCAGAGCATTAACGCTCAAGCTTCTAGCAGATACAGCAGACTTTCAAAAAAAATTAGCTAATGGCTCTAAAGATATTGATTCTATTGGCGAAAGGGCGGCTGAATTTGGCAAGAAGGCGGCGATTGCATTTGCTGCTGCTGGCGCAGCTATTGGCGCATTTGCAGTTAGCGCGGTTAAAGCTGCTGCCGAAGATGAGACCGCCCAGCGCCGATTAGCCGAGACTATTACTGCAACTACTGGTGCTACTGCCAAACAGATTGAAGGCGTTGAGAAATACATAAAGCAAACTTCAATTGCTATAGGAGTTGCGGACGATGGTTTGCGCCCTGCCTTTACTCGCTTAGTTAGATCAACGCAAGATGTAGAAGAAGCTCAGAAGTTGCTAAATTTGGCACTAGATTTAAGTGCTGCAACGGGCAAGCCATTAGAGACAATATCTAACGCTTTGGGTAGAGCCTATGATGGCAACACTACCGCCCTTGGCAAGCTTGGCCTTGGCCTTGATGCAGATATTATAAAAAGTAAAGACTTTGATGCAATCTTCCAGCAGCTGACTGGCACATTTGGAAACTTTGCCGAGAAGGAATCAGAGACAACAGCCAAGCAATTAGAGCGCGTTAAAATTGCTCTTGATGAAGCTAAAGAATCTATTGGCGCTGCTTTGCTGCCAGTAGTTCAAGAACTTACGGCTTGGATTTTAGATAATTTTATTCCAGCATTAGAAGCATTTATCGCTGGCCTTACTGGTCAAGATAGCTTAGATGAGGCTTTAACTGATAGCCAGCAAACCGCTATTGAATGGGGTAAGAAGGTTAGAGGATTTATTAACACAGTTATTGATCTCAAAGATGAGCTTATGGTCGTTGCTGGGGTTTTAGCAACAGTTTTTGTAGCATCTAAAATAGCAGCTGGAGTTCAGGCAACTATTGTGCTTATCAACTTACTAATTGGCGCTTATAGTGCTTTGCGTAATAGCGCAGTAGCCGCTGCTATTGCTTCCCGATTTGCTTTGAACCCACTTGCTGGCTTAGCCACAGGCGCAGCAGTAGTTGGAGCAATTATTGCTGCTACAAAATTATTTGATAATCAAGCTAACGCAGCTTTATCAACAGGAAGCAACACAGTTTCATCATCTAGCTTGCCATCAGGCTTTACTTCAGGGACGGCAGTTACTGGTGGCGGCGTTACTGGCGGTGGATTAAGTGGTGGATTAAGCGGACTTAGCGGCGGCGCATCAGGCAAACCTGCAACGATTAGCACACCAACACAAACGCTAATTGAGCAAGTCAGCGAAGCAAATTTTATTAAAAGAACAGCAGGAACTGGGTCATTTGATTTAGCAGGTTTTAGGGCAGGTGAGGAAAAAGACCGCATCATAATAAATGTAAATGCCCCAAGCGCCATTGATGAAGAAGGATTTAGTCGCGCAGTAGTGTCAGCTTTGAACAGTAGCAACTCTCGCAATGGCGGTGGGAGCGCAACTTTCCGAGGAATTGTGGCTGAATGACCATCTGGAATCCAGTTTATAGAGTTAAGGTTGATGCTGTTACAGTTACTAGCGCAACCCTTAGCGGCTTAACTATTACCTCAGGTCGCACCGATATTTATGAGCAGCCGATTGCTGGTTATTGCAATTTAAGTCTTATTGAGACAACTGAAGCTGCAGTTCCATATGAAGTAAATGACGCAGTTACAATAGAAGTCCAAGATTCGAATGGCGATTATGTCAATCTATTTGGCGGCTTTATTACTGACTTGGGCATTACAGTCCAGACTTCAGGATCAACAGCAACAAGCCAAAGAATCCAGATAACAGCAGTAGGAGCTTTAGCAAGACTTGCTAGGGCTGTCTATGTTGGCAACTTTGCTCATCAATTTGATGGCGATCGCATTGAAGAATTACTGAGCACAGTCTTATTTGACCAATGGAATGAAGTGCCAGCTGCCGAGACTTGGGCAGGATATGACCCATTAGTTCAATGGCAGGATGCAGAAAATAGCGGACTAGGTGAGATAGACACTCCTGGCGATTATGAGTTGCACTCAGAAACTGGACTTAATGACACAGTTTATAATTTAGCTTCTAGGTATGCCACTAGCGGACTAGGTTATTTATACGAGGATGCTCAGGGCCGAATTGGGTATGCGGATTCAACACACCGCGGCCAATACCTAGCGACTTATGGCTATGTCGATCTTGATGGCAATCACGCGATTGGGCCAGCTCTTTCCATAGTCAAGCGCGCTGGCGATGTCCGAAACGCAATTACAGTCGGCTATGGCATTGGCAGCGCAGAAGTAAGCGATGAGGATGCAACGTCCATTTCCCTTTACGGCCAATTAGCTACCACAATATCTACCACTCTTAGGCATCAACACGACGCTGAAGCCCAAGCAGCCTTCTATCTACTTATTCGCGCTTATCCTCAATTTGCCCTACGGCAAATAACCTTTACTACGGCCAATCCAGAAATTGATGATGCCGACCGAGATAGCCTTCTAAATGTATTTATGGGTATGCCATTAAATATTACTAATCTGCCAATTAATATGACCGATGGCGAGTTTCAAGGATTTGTTGAGGGCTGGACTTGGACTGCAAGTCTTAACCGCCTAGACCTGACGATGAATCTATCGCCTATAGCTTTCAGCCTTCAAACCTTCCGTTGGAACTCAGTTCCAGCGGTAGAGAGTTGGAATACAATAAACCCATTACTGGAATGGTATAACGCTACAATTGTGGCATAGGAGACTAAATGGCAACGACTACTAATTATGGCTGGGACACTCCTGACGATACTGATCTCGTCAAGGATGGCGCAGCTGCAATTCGCACATTGGGAAGTTCAATTGATACAACCACAAAGAACTTAAACCCACAGACAACTACTGGCGCACTTGCTTATAGATCAGCAACCGCCAATGTAAATACTGCTTTGCCAATTGGAACTGCTAATCAAGTTTTGCGAGTCAATTCTGGTGGAACAGCTCCTGAATGGGCAACAACAGCCGACCAAACACCGCTTACAACTAAGGGCGATTTATTTGGTTTTGATACGGCTGACGCAAGAATTCCAGTTGGCACTAATGGACATATTCTTACTGCTGATTCCACTCAAAGTCTTGGTCTAAAGTGGGCTGCACCTGCTGCTAGTGGTGGTATGACAGTAATTGCTTCTGGCTCTATTGCCAACAGCGCGACAGGGTTTAGCATCACTTCAATACCTGCAACCTATTATAATTTGCAGCTAGTTATTAGAAACTCAAATTCTGGCGCAACCGCTATAAATTCACGCTTACGCGTAAATAATTTATCAACTAGCATTTATTCAAGAATGGCCAATTATGGCTCAATTACAACTGCTGGCGCCGCTACTGGTCAAGCGGAAACAAACATACTTCTTGATTTTGAAAATTCAGCGCGAGATGCAGATCAGTCTATATATGTAATCAATTTTTGGGATTACGCAGGCAATTCTTTTAAATCGGGGACTGTAACCGGTTGTCACCAAATACAAAATGGCACAAACTTTGAAATTTACACAGGTAGTTTTGGTGTTCGTACTACCTCTGCTCTTGATAGAATTGATTTAATTACTGGTTCAGCAAACACATTTTCAGCCGCAGGAACTTACACACTATACGGAGTT